GCCAATTCTTGGTAAGAACCTTCAATAAAAGGCTCAAATTCATTTTCACACACCTTATTAAGGAACGTGACAACGCTTTCATTAGTTTTCTCTCTGCCCTCGTATACACGGTCAACCAAAGGACCGAGATGCAAGTAAATGGAATCAGTATCTGAAGCAATAACATAATCAACACCTTCTGTTTTTAAGATCTTATTGATCTTTTCGTTCATTTTATTCTCTATCCAACGGATAGAAACTTGTCCACTTAGGGTAATGGCTTCAGCGTTAGCCAATTTGTAATATCGAAAATACTGATTGCCAATAGCACCATAAGCACTGTTAAGGGCAATCTTCTTAGCCATCTGAATATTATTGCACCTTGCAATCTCTTTAGTAAGTGTGTTGGATGGGTTCTTCTCATACTCTTGTTTTGCTTGTAACATTCTTTTTTTGAAGACCACACGATCCCCATACATCTTGTCCATAAGTTCAGGAAGGAACCCACGAACATCCTTCCTATATTGCGCTCCATTCGCACAAACTGCATAATTTCCATCGATAGTTATCTCCTCATTTAAGATCCTTTCAACGCTCGCACTGGGATGTCGAGTTTCCCTGATGGTCTCTGGGGAAATGTTGTACTGCATAATAAGATGAGGATACAGACTATTGAGGTCAAAACTAACCACCCAATCATACTTTCCTGGTTTCGGTTCCTTGACATAAGCACCTGCGTATTTTTCGTCTTTTTTTGATCTTTCTTTAGGAGGAATAACAATATCCCTCTTCTTTAAATAGTTATAAATGATTGTATCCCACATGCGAACCTGAAAGAACACATCTGCATAATTCACTTTAGCATCATATGCCATAGTGATAGCAAGTTCAATCAGTTTCATCTTGTCTTCCAAACGGTCAACAAGCTCTACGTCAATTATATTATACTCAATATACTTCTGCCAGTTCTGAGTATAGAATTCTTTGAATGTATCAAACTCAGAGTGGTCTAATTTCTTCTGACCCAACTCTACTTGTGCAATATAATCCAACCTATAAGACTCCTGTGCCTTATAAGTAAACTTCTTATAGAGATCTAGATAATCTAGTTGTGCTATACCACCAACATCAAAGTAAGTTTGTTTACGTCCTTGAACATAGATCTCATTCTCGGTGTTCAAACCCCAAGGAGAAAATCTTTTCATTTGTTTCTCACCAAGAACTCTTCTTAGTCTTTTGCAGATATAAGGTACGTCATAGAACTGTATGTTCCATCCAGTTATAATTTCTGGAGGAGTATTATAATCCCAATAATCAATAAACTTTTGGAGTAGAGTCCACTCATTAACACACTCAATATAAGTAACATTCTTTTGCTTTACTTCAAAAGGATGAAGACCCCAAGTAACTATCTGTTTTGTATTATAATCTTGAATAGTAATAGCTAGTATCTCTTCTTCAGCAACTTCTACATCAGGGAATCCATTCTCTGAGGCAGTCTCAATATCAATTGTAGTTATCTTTATCTTGCTCGTATCAAACTTGATTTCATCTTCTGGATACTTGTCGGATATGTATTGCGACACATACCTATCATTACCGTAGATTTTAAAATTTTCTACATCCTCATACTTCTTGTAGAACTCACGGCAATCACGCACAAAACCAGGTTGAATAGGAGCAACATTCTCTCCCTCAAGTGTCTTATACTTAGATTCTTTGTTGGATGGTATAAAGAGAGTGGGTCGATACTCATCTTTATACATCACATGCTTACCATTTTCATAACCACGAACCAGGAATTTATTCCCGATCATCTGCACGTTAGTGTAGAATTTCATTTAATCAAGTTTTGATATTTTTCAAGTAAGGTGGGTTTAGGTTCTGTTATTGTTAATATCTTGTCAGAAGAGATCATAAATGTATTATCATTAGTGACCTCTATCAACCAAGGATGCAACTCTTGTAATTCAATTGCTGGTGCTGTTGTGACAGTAAATGGTTCAGTTAGCTTGCAATCAGGTTCACCGATCTCAACACCTACTTCTTCAATCTGACTGATCAGAATCTGTTGATTCGTCAGTACTATCAGTTTGATCATCTTCGGTTAGTGCCTCATCTACTATAGGTGCTGGATTCTTTCCACCGTCTGTGTCCAGAATATATTTGTTATATAGTTCTACTGCTTGTGGAATTGGTTCTACAATAGCTAGAACATCTTCTGCTTTAATGTCAATCGATAGATCATTTGTTAGATGACTAAATGGTTTTAATTTTAAACGTCCAACATGATTATCAACACCAGGTGAAGCAGTTTTAGTTTCATTATCCATCCATAATTGACAAGGCTTTTGCATCCTATACCCAACTACTAATTTCTCATTATCTTTATTGACAGATAATTCTAGTGCATCGCATATAATATCCTCACGAGTGGTGAGCATGATTAATTTAACAGCCATAGTTCTTCTTTACTTAGTTTATAGTATAACAAAAAAAGAAGGAGTCGTCAAGACTCCCTCTTCTTCAATTCAGCATCTACAATATCTTGCAGTTTTTCAAACTCTTTGACCCTTTCAACATCCATGAGTAATTGAGATAGTTGAGTAATCACTAAAGGTTTTTCATTTGTAGAGGCAGATCTAACTGCTGCTCTTAAATGAGATTCTGCTTCAAGTAAATGATCTAATGTTGTGGTTGATAATGCCATAATTAAAGGTACTCTTTACGTGCATGATGATCGGGAACGATTTTATTTAGTTCCACGGTGAGAAGTCCATCTTCAAACTTGACGGATCCAACCTTCGTATCATCGGAGACCGTCCAGACCCGCTCAAAGGAGCGTTGGGCCAATCCTTTGTGGACAAATTCTCCATCAACTTCTGATTCTTCTTTCTTGCCTTTGACATATAATTTTCCAAACTCTGTGAAGACTTGTAGCTCATCTTTCTTAAAGCCCGCAAGTGCGATTTCGAGTTTCGACTCATGATTATTCAACTGTATCAAATTATATGGTGGGTAGTTTGATTGTGGGAAATCAGAACTAAAAAAATTGTTAAAGTAGTCGTCTAGTCCTATGCTGTTTTTATTAATCTTCTCCATAAGATCTGGAAGATTAGCAGCATGATAGCGTTGTAGTGCGTTCATAGTTCTCCTTTAAAAGCGAGTGTGTTAGTTTGGATCCTTTCGGCATCCAATACTAATTATAACACTTTTACTCTAATCTAAGGTGTGGTTTCTTCTACCTTATTCTTTTTACCTATATTATACTTCTGTTCTAGGATCCAATCACCCTTATCCTTGTATGATAATACCTTGATCTGATTGAGTGGAGCAATGTCAGAAACAGCTTCTTCCTTGACTATAGATGCCAATCCCCAATCAGATAGTAACTTAGTTATTCTATTACGTCTTTGTATATCATTGACTGTTAGATTAGCATGTTTACCATCTAATGCAAATAATTCTTTGAAGTGAACGAGATAATATCTTCCTTGCTTATGAAGTATATGACAAGATTGATAAAGCTTTTTCTCCTTCCTTGATGCCACTCCTATTCTAGTCAATGTTTCACGTACTTTCAAGAAGTCGTCAGGTTCATTTAAGAGAACCTCAACCATCATATCAGGAGACCAGTTTACTTGTGGTTCTTGTGTAGTCATTTTGTACCGCCAGTTTCAAGTCGTTGTTTAATAAAGTTCAGTTGTTTTTTATCTAGAATCTTCAGTGCTTGGGAAGCTTTCTCATTACTATACCCATAATACTGTTTAACACATTCTAAATCATCAACCTTCTCTTTTCGGAGCCAGGGAGAAAATCTCTTCTTTTTCCTAAGTGTATTTAGATAAAAAGAATATTGCATATCTTTATCTAAGAATGAATACCTATTCATCTCGTTAACAAACATAATACAATCAAGATGTCCCGACAAACAACGATTGATAATATAAGGTGCATAGTCCTTAATCACAGAAGGATCTTCCTCAATAAGATTATTCTTATTAAAGTTAATTGAATTAAGCCAATCTTTTAATTCCATGCTGCCTCCAATGGTGTCTGTGGAACAATAGAATAATTAGTCACCAACAGTTCAGTTTTAACATTCTCATCTGTTCCTTTGTCTCCACGATGAGCCATAGAATATCTAAGCTTCCACTCCTTAAGATTATAGTTCTTATACAACTCCAATAGTCTATCATTCACATTATATGTAATCATAAATTTGTGAACACAATTATAAACATCATCAGCAAATCTATCATGATCAAACTTCTTATGCATCTCACGATTCTTTCCATATAAGAAATCTTTAATATCATAAGGTGGATCTAAGAATACAAATGTATCACTTGATCCAGAAGCTTTCATCACCTCAGAATAATCAATATTAGTAATCTTCCAATGTTTGATTAATTTAGAAAACTGTGCAAGTTTATCTGCTCCTACAAGTGAGAAATTAGAATTTGATGCAGTCTGTGAAAATGTGCTGTTCTCTGTGAGTCCTGAGAAACTACACTTATTCATTATAAAGAATGCTACTGCTTTTTCAAAGTCATCATAAGTATCAATCTCTTCCTTATACTTATTGAATAGTTCTTTAGCACTTGCGGTTACTTTATCCTTATCACCCTCATCCAACGTCCTCTGTTTCTCTTCTCGCACTCTCTCAGACAATTCTTCACCTCTATCCCTCAACTGCACCCAGAAATTATAAAGAGGTACATATAAATCATTTATCCATACAGGAATATCTGGATGAGATTTAGTTACCTCAATAGCAATAGATCCACCACCAATAAAAGGTTCCCTATATTCAGATATGGTTTTAGGGAACCAAGGGGATAATGTTTTAATTGCTTTAGATTTTCCGCCTGGATATCTAAGAGGGGTCTTTAGACTTTTCATAATAATTTCGCAATGCACCACTCATTAATGTTTCACTAATCTCACCATGTGGTGTGGTGATCGTAGGTTCTACATGGTCATTCTTCTCACCAAACTTCTTCTTTGGTAATGT